CCACCGTTTGCTCCACAACAGCTGTTGCCAGAAGTAAATCACACTGGTACAACTATTGGTTTCTACCACATGGATTTGCACCAAGGTGATGTGCGGTATCTTCACACAGTGGCAACACACAACGATCTTTCCACGCGTGGAGTTGTACCAATTTATACTCTCCACACTAACGTGGCAACAATTGTTGGTAACGTGTTAAAAGTTGGTCATTTTGAAGAAGAGTTTTTGGCCTACTTGGAAGTAGCCTATCAGGCCACTAGCAGCGATGTTATTTTGCGAGTTGTTGTAGAGTTGCACTTTTTGCCGTTGCGTTTGACTCTCGTGTCTCTGGAAATTCTGGGGCCAGACGTGGTAAATGAGCAGCAACACACTAGCTATTTGGCTCGTGCTACTTGGTCATTCGGCCTGACCAAATACGTTGGTGCAGTTTGGGAATCCGATTTTTACTACATTGACCAAACTACTGGGGTATTTTTTGCCGACCATGTGTTCAAAGATGACACAGTGAGATTGCGAGCAATCTATAGCGACAACAACTCCATGTTGGTGGCTGAGAAGGAAATTTTTGTAAAAAGACCACTCACAGTCCCTGACAAGGCTGAAATTCTTGGTGTGAGTACCATCAAACAAGGAAGTGACCCGCACAACTACAAGGTTGCCCTGTATTTTTCTAGTGGTAAAACCGTGATAGTTACCGGCATGGTTTGGAGTCTGGATGAAGAAGAACCTGCACTCAAAGTGGTGGCAATCAATCGGTCTGGTACGCCAGTTCTGGATGCGCCTGATCCAGACCACCCACTCGGTGACAGCAGTTTGGCAATTGCTCGCATGGCGCAGTTGACTTTGCCAGATCGTCCACACCGTGCGACTGTGACCTTACGAGCAGTTTTCAAGTACGACAATGTGGACTACGACGTGAGCAAGTCCATTGGTCTAATTCCACAAGTAGTTCCGTACAACGTGTTGACCATCCACGGCCCCGACGCTGTGGATGAACAGTCTTTCACTGAGTACACCGCTGTGATAAGAAACACCGCTGGCGAAACGTTTACTGATATTGAGCCAACGTGGAGTATGGAACTCTACGACCCCAACAACTCTCCTGAATTGCCAGATGTTGCACGGCTGGATCGCCGTGGTGGCCTAACAGCTCGTGAAGTTGACGCCGTGGTTATTGTGCGTATCACTGCTAGATACTTTCATTTGCAAGATTCGCTGTTGGTTAGCATCATTGACCGTGGGTATGTAGACCCGAACTTTGTAGATTGCGCGTTTATTCGTGGCCCAAACTACGTGTGTGAGGATACTGCGTGCTACAGTTTGATGATTTATCAAAACAACGATGTGACGCCAACAAATTCCAGTGCGACTTGGTACTTGGATGTGGATGACGAGATTGCCGAACTCGATGACAACGGCTGTCTCACGGTGTGGCGAGCAAACAAGGAAGAAACTCAAGTTCGGATCACCGCACTCTATACTTGTCCCAGTTTGGGCACCAACAACTGCGAACCATGCGGGTTTGATAAACCGTATACGTTGAGTCGCAGTCGAGTGGTAACAGTGTGTGCTCGCAATCTCGATCCTCTCTATGACCGAACCGACGATTGCAAAGATACACTTGATAACTGCCTATACGCTCGTGTGGTTGGCCCCACCACGGTTGATGAACTAACTTGTCACGATTACCATTTCATGCTATATTTTCGTGATGGTACTAGCGTGGAACTTTTTACTGACGAGTGGGATGTTACCAGTGTGGCCTACGCTAGCATGAGTGCAAACTCCATGTGCGCTCGTGATGTCACTCGTGATGTTACGGTAAAAGTTTGTGCGTTTTACCGCAACTATCCAATTTGTGGTGATTTGTACGATTGTTTGGATGTGCTAATCAAAGACCGCACTGTGGCTGGTCGGCACTTGCTGTACATTGTAATTAGTGGCCCCACAATCATACCGGAAAAAACCTGCAACACCCACTACGTGCTCACGGCATTTTACAGCGATAGTTCTACCAGTGACATCACTTTTCATCCCACAACTCACTGGTCGCTAGTGGAAGACCCCCTTGCCTACGCAGAAATGCAGCAGGAGGTTTTGTGCGCTGGGGATATTGACGAGGATAAGTGGGTAACAATTTTTGCAGATTACACCGAGGATGGCACTGTCTATACTGACACGCACCGAGTAAAAATCATTGTCAAAGGTTTGGTCAGTGTTGAAATTGTTGGCCCCACGGTCATGGACGAGAATACCTGTGAAAACTATGTCCTCAAAGCCTTCTATACGGATAGTGCGTTCGGGGTGATTGTGCCGAGTTTGGATCACCCTGGTAACGTGAACTGGTCTGTAATTTTTAATCCACAATTCGCGCATTTGACCAAGCCAAATCCGGCTTTGGCTCAAGTTTGTGCCGAAGAGGTAACACGAGATGAAACCATCACGCTCAAAGCGTGCTTTGATGATTCCACACTCAACGTGAGCATGTGTGATACTCACGACGTGTTAATCCGCAACAAGATTGTCTACTATCCAGTCTATGGTATTGGGCCGTGGTTTAATACTGCTGACACCGCGAGCATTGCTCCCTATGTTGATGAGTACGTCTATACGGAACTCACTCCAATAACTCCAGGCACCTTCTTTATTGTGCAACACTCTATTGTGCCAAACAATGATGACCCTGGCCAGTACGCGTGGTTGGCATATCCCAAGGATTTCGGCACGCCAGCTATTAGCTCAACGCTCAAACGGATTGACGCTACAATCTGGCAAGAAATTTTCAGCGGTGGGTTGGAAGGTGCTACGTGGGGAGACAACTTGCAGGGAACCAAACTAGACCCAGTGGAGTTCACACGTGTGATTGATGGTAATACCAGTGTGTGGCTGCTGCATCGCAGTGACTGGGGCTTACCCAATGACTACAACTACAAGTACATTCTGCCAAATGGTTTTCCAAACGTTTGAGACTCACAACGTGAGTAGCACGCTGCAAACTTTGGATATGCCACCACTCACTCTTGTGTAGCAGTGTGTGTTGTTTTTAATCATGGTATCAGTTGCGTGATTGATGAAATTGGTCAAACTAATCACGTGGTCAGTAGAGCCGACCATAGTTTTTAGTTTGGCTAAATTTTCGTCAGTTTTCCAAAAGCGCATCTCAATGTTTGCGCACCGTGATTTCACTTGGTTTATTTGCTCGCCAAGCAGTCCAACAATTAACACTCGTTTTTTTCGTTCCATATCGCGTCTCCAATCTTTGTATTCATTTACATTTTGGCGGCGCTGTCTTTGCGGAGTACCAAATGGCAAATTTTGACACAAATGAAGTTATAATCACAAACCAAGGCTTGACGGCCACCCTAAACGCCAGTGCTGGCGGAGTGTTGATTGACCTTGACAAATTTGTAATTGGGAATAGCTCCAATATAAACTATTTGCTGGATAGTTTTGGTAATCTGCTCCTGGACATTGATGGTAAGCCGCAAATTGACTACACGTTGGAAAAAGAACGAACTGGACTGCACGGTGATACGCTCTATAGTGGCTTCATCAGCTATGTAGAAGTAATCAGTAGCAACTCAGTAAAGTTTGTGTTGGACTTGCCAAGTGAAGTTCCTTTGGCTGGTGACCCGTTAGCAATCAATGACGCGTGGAATGTGAGGGAAGTTGGGATTCTTGTCAAAGATAGCGTGTTTTTTGCACGTGGGGTGTTTGTCAACACCGAACAAACTGGCTTTGTGAAAAACCGTGGTATCGCGATCCGAATTTTTGCAATTTTGACTGTGTACGATACTTGCGACCTCACCGTGATAAATGTGGCGGTAGGCGATAGCGTGGGACTGCCAATCACTCCCTATGTGTATAGACTCCCACCGCCACCGGAAGCAACTATAACGCCAATCGTCATCACTGACTTGAGTTTCAACTACGACTACACCATCACCAACCCTGATGTTTGTTCTCCCAGCATTGCGCTCAAGTATGGGCCTGGCAATCTGGCTTGGGCTTTCATTGGTTTTGACCGGATTTACTCTGGCAACGTGCGAGTGGTGAGCGATACCACCGGTAGCGTGTGCTTCACTCTGGTCAGTTCCAGTGACAATCGTGCACTTCTCACTCACATCAAAGAAGGTGGAACTGAGAGTCTGGAGTATTACCTGGTATTTGTGGTTAGTGGTACTGGTCAGGGTAACGTGCGTAAATACGTGTTCACACCGTTGCCAGATACCGACACCAACGTGGGGCAATTTTGCCCACTAAACGTTGCCAACAGTTTTGCGGCACTTAGCAGCAACGACTCCTACGTGACAATTTGGCGCAAAAGTTCGTTCAACGTGGTAAACATGATGAGCAACATTTTGCCCAGCCGTGATGGTATTCCACCCAATTGGTACTTGGTGCGCGGCGACGCCAACGTGGCGTGGAGTGAGCCAGAGCGTCCAGTTATTGAAGCATCGTTCTACACGCCACCCAGTCGTTTTGAAATTGTAACCCGCTATGTCAGTGGCGATGGCTTGACTCGCGATTTTGATGTGGGAGTGTCTGCACCGCTCAATCCAAACTATTGGTTTGTTGCAATCAACGGCATCACCCAAAGTCGCTACGCCTATGAGCTAATTGATAAAAAACTGTGTTTCAGTGAAGCCCCACCAAACGCCACTACTATCGAGGTAGTTATTTGGCGGCGCGTCCCTACCACTGGCAGCACTCTAACAGTCAAGAAAACTAGCTACACAACTGGAGTTGGCAGCGGTACTGTTCCCAGGTCGTACAAAATCACTCCTGCGCCAGTCAATCCAGACTACGTGCACATCAGTTTGAGTGGCATCAAGCAATTTCGGGCTAGTTATGATTACACGTTCGATGCCGCGACAAACTCCGCTGAATTTGTATTCTTGGAAACGCCACGCGATGGGTTGGCACTGGAAGCCACTGCATTCCTCTATGATGAATCCAGTCGCGATGCAATCAACACCTATCCAGAAACGTATACCTACACTTACCTGAATTACGACCGTGAAGTATCGGAACTGTACTTACCAATTGTTCCATTTGATGTGGATTATTTGCTGGTTAGCGTCAGCGGCCTCAACATGCACAAGCGTGACTACAGTGTGATTGGCGGCGTGTTGATATTGGGAGCGCCAGTTTTGCGTGGTAGACCAATTACGGTCAGTGTCTTTGAATCAAAAACTAGCGTGGGAACTCCGCAAACTTCACTTGACGGGGTGATTGTCAACGCTGGTGTGCTGAGTAATTGCTTGTACCTGTTGCGTCACAATGATCGCCCAATCTATTTGCCGTTGCCACGTGTGAACGTGATTGGTGGCGAAGGTATTGTAGTAGAAGGTTGTTATCCAGATTTTGTCATCAAAGCTCAAAACCAAACTGATAAAAAATTGCGGCAAAAGTATTCCACTACGTTTGCGCTGGAAGATGCTCAAGAGATTGTATTTCCATATCGCCTATATTACGGCTGCGACATGACTGCGTGGTTGAGTTGCGATTTTTCTGTGAGATTGGGGCCGAATTTTGAGGCAGCTACTGGCGATGAGATGATTGAATACGTGATTGGCTATCGTACTACTGGAATCACTGAACCGCCCTATGGACGCCAAATCCGAGGTACTGGTCAAGCTGGTTTCTGTTCGCTACCAAAATCAGAGTATGCGTACTCCAACGCCAGTGTCACGCAAATTTTTGACCTAGTGCGAGCAAACAATCCAACTGGATTCATTGATTTTGTTGCCAAGATGCGGGTACGCAGCCTAACTACTGGGACTTATCCAGTGCTGTTGTCGGTCAATTTCAATTTGTTGGCAATTCCAAACTAACTATGGATACCATCGACTCCTCTCTTGTTGAATTTGATTGTGGCGATTCCTCAGTTTTTGCACAGCAAGTGTGTGGCCGAGCCATAGTTTTGACTAAGCCGAGTCCAAAATCTCCACAAAATCCAAGTTTGCCGCCGTGGGAAAAACGTGGCATCTCCACAATCACCAGTCCGTTACCAGAGACGCTCACTAAAGCTGAGTTGGTAGCCGGTAGATTTGACACCAAGACTGGTACTGTGACTTTGTTCTACTCAGACTCTACTGACGAGGTATTTGGTAATTTTATAACAGTTGATGACATTGGGCGTGGTACACGCGGCCCGCGTGGGCCAGCTGGCCCTCCAGGTAATAGTGGGGATGATGGACGACCTGGCCCCGCTGGCCCAGCTGGCCCACCCGGAATGCCAGGTATACCCGGATATGACGGCGATCCTGGCGTTGATGGTGGTATTGGTGTTCCGGGTATTGTTGGTTTGAGTGGTGCAACTGGTCCAGCTGGGCCAGTTGGGCCTCCCGGTGAACGTGGGCCAGCTGGAACCCGTGGCCCCACTGGCCCCGCTGGCCCACGTGGCCCAACTGGGCCAGACGGTAAAGATATTTATTTGAACGGCAGACCGGGCGAGCCTGGTATCAATGCTTCCCACACCACCATCATGCAACCAAATCAACCAACACCAGTTGGTGACTTTTGTTTGTGGATAAAAACGGACACCTAGACCATGCCGACACAACTGTGCGATTTTTTCAGTTCGCATGCAGCTGAACTAGATTTTGGCACTGCTACCACCCAAGAAATCGCTGCACTGTTGCCAAGTGCGGACATGAGCGCTCTTAATGTTAGTTGGTTGCCAATGGCAGCTCGCGCTTATCAAATATCGTCCGATTTGCACGACTACTTAATTTTTCCAGTAGTTAGCATTGTGAGTGATATTCCCAACACCAACGGTGACAGCGTTAGCACTACTGAGTTGTTGCGTTTTAACACTGACTACGGCATGCCAAGTTACGCCACATTCCGGGCTAAGCCAATTTTTGTCGAACATCAAAATAACGATAAACCGGAATTAGCCAAAGGCGTTATTTTGGATGTGTACCTCAAGCCGCTCCCAACGTTTGTGGGCAATCATACCAAAGTGATTAAACTGTTGGCTGTTGACCGCACCAAAGACCCGCAGTTGTGTGAGAAAATATCAGCCAAGCAAGTAAATACCACTAGCATGGGTATGTACTATTCTAGCTACACGTGCAGCATTTGTGGCAACACTGTTGGTAAAGGTAGTGGTAAGTTGTGTGAGCACACGCAACCCAAGCGCAAGTTGTATCGTGATACGGGTAATCGGTTGGCATATCGGATTTGTCACAACATTGTCGGTTTTGAATGCAGCGTGTTGGCAACCTACAACGACCCCGCATACGTAAACTCTATTTTTGACCATGACCATATTCTGTATGGCAAATGAGTGAGTTGCTATGGAACTTCGCTTGCAGAAGTTGATTGTGCGATTGTTGGAGATTGCTCATGTTCGCAATATAACAATTGACAATCCAATAAAAATCAACCTAGAAAGTCCAAATTCTACTGGTAACGTGATTGTAGTTGTAGCATATCGTGAACCGAGCAGTTATCCGCTGCCGTTCAATGTTACATGGATTGTGGCTGACCCAAGCTCACCATTTTACAAACAAGCTCTCAAACGTGTTGCCAAAGATTCTAGTCCAGCTACGCCAGATTTCAGGCACGCGTGGGTACAGCTTTACAACTATATTGACATCTTTGAGCCGCCGCAGTATTTTGATGAAGTTGACGCTCCAACTGCTCCTCCAGCCACAGCAGAAGAGTTGTTGGCGCATTTGGCTGACCGCAGCAATCCGCATCACACAACTGCTAGTCAAGTTGATTGTTTGCCAATCAGTGGCGGCGTGCTGCTTGGCAACGTGGAACTTCCGCCTCCCACGTTACCAAATCACGCAGTAACTCGCAACTATGTTGACAACAAATTTGCCATTTTGTTTCCAATAGTAAGTGCTAGTGCCAGCAGTGTGATAACTCTGGAAAACTCACTGGCTGATGTGTCAAGTAGCCTCTATGAATTGCAGTTGCGCTTGGCTATGTTGGAGGATTCAGCAAAAACTAAAACATTTGTCCACGAGCAGACTGTTCCTGCAACAAGTTGGGTTGTTGACCATTTTTTCAACAGCTCCAACGTGGTGCTCACTGTTTGGCAAGATGGGGAGCAAGTCATCCCCGACCGTGTGGCTGTCGCGCCAAATACTGTTAGTGTGGATTTTGCAACCCCAGCAGTTGGTCGTGTGGTATTGGTCATTCTGCGAGGAAACTAGTGATGTGGCGAGTAGTGGTAGTGGTGGTGTTGATTTTGGTACTTGTTGGAGCTAAGCCAGTCAGCAAACCAGAATTGCGGTTGTTTTTGTTGTCAAGTTTTTCCAAAGAATCAGAAAATTCAGACTACTTGTACGCCGCGTTATCGGAACTCGAAGCAACCTACACGGTGCGTATGAGAAGTTTTTACTATGACGAGTTCTACAAGGCTAGTACCAGTGACGTGCAGGTTGTAACCGACCGCGTGGTTGGTAGTTTGGAGAAATTTTCTCCAAATTTTGTGCTACTGAACGGTGATTTTGCAATGGAGCAGTATGCCTTGCGTGCGGGCAACAACATAGCCAAGTACAAGACAATTGCGTGGGGAACCTATATGCCACCCGCCACGTGGTCAACGTGGTTGGCTACCAAATCCCTAGTTTACATACCAATTGCTATGGATTTTGCCAAAGTTGCGGAACGCATTAAGATTGCGTATCGAGGCAGCTCTCCAAGGTTTGTGATGTTGGCATCCAACGACCCTATGTCTCTCTTCGTGACAAATTGGCTACGCCAGCAAACGCAAAATTTTGAAGAAATTGAGTTTGAGTCAGTTCAAAAAGCAATGGCTTTTGTTCGTCGTAAAGTGCCGAAAAATACGGTATTTGTCTACAATCTGTTTAGGTTGCAAAGCACTGAATCTGGGTCAACTTTCAACACACAGGCAATTGTTGGTGAACTAACGAGTGTAAAACACGCTAATTTGGAAGTAATGATAGCGCCAAGTGACAGTAATTGGCACGCTGGCATTGGCCTGTCTTTTGGGCAAAACCAGTCAGAAATCCGCGCAATCATCATTCGCCAAATTTCCAAGTTTGTGCCTGGAGTGGTAGCGTTGCCCAATGCTATTGGCGTGAATGTATCCCGTCTGAATAGATTGGGATTCCACGAGTTTTCCAACACGTTGGATAGTGTTGACATTCTGCACTATGAGTGAACTTGCCGTGACTAGACCAGACCATTTTTCATATTTGTCAGTTACTTTGTGGCTACTATTTGCGTGCTATCTAGTATATGCGGTATTCTATTTGGTCAATGAATCAAAAACCGGCACAAAAACTAGTGTTATAACTGAGACTTCGCTATGTCTATCTAGTGTGTGCATGGAAAGTGCTTCCACTGAATGTTTGGAATTGCCGCCAAAACTTGCCACGGTGCGAATTATCAAAGAAACGTACAATGAATTGTACACGGTGCGAATCAAAGTTACCGATACATTGTGCTTCACGGATCGCTTGCGGGGTGAGTAATGCTATCTGACTTGTTCAACATTGATTTATCAGGTGCTCCAAGTATTCTGGTTACTGTCGGAGTGCTGTTTTTTGTGGGATTCATTTTCCAGTTTTTTGTGTTGGCACGGCTGCGCGAAAACAAAGATATGCAAGAACGTTTGCGCAAATATGAAGATGATACCAGTCAGCGTTTGTCCCAGTTTTTGTTGCAAATATCAGCCTTGATTGAAGCTGATAAGAGTTCCAAAATTGTGTTCGGTGAATTAGCTGATAAGATTTTGCGAGTTGAAAATAAATTGTCCAAACTATATGAGCTTGACTCGAAAATGACTGAACAGAAATCTGCAATTCACGATTTGCACGTGCTAATTGGTGAGAAGGTGAAAGATAGTGCCAGCGAATTTAGTCGCGTCCACAGCAAATTGATTGAGATGCGTGAGACTGGTACTGAGCGTTTCAGCGAACTAAACAAACTAATCTACGATTTCTCCCAACGTGAGCACATGGATTTTGTGAACATGGACAAGATGCTAGCCGACATTGATCGCGCCATTGACTCTATCAAGGAAAAGCAAATCTTGCAGAGTGCTACAATAGCCAATCTTGGTAGTTACTCAGCAGTTGGCTTGAAGTAAGAGGAATCCACGGTGTACTATGTCCGCAACAACGTAGAGTATCGTATTGCAAGCTGCCAAAAAATTGAACAATTCAAGGGGTCGCAGGCATTTGTGCTGTCAGAGATTATTAGCGGCAAGCACGTGTTTGCAGAATGCTCCAAAGAAGTTTTGTACTTGTTGTACGAAAACATGTTCAAATGGCTGCTGTTTGTGGAACGCTTTCTCATCGACAATAAATATGAAGTGAGTGATTGGATTGTGCGTGTAGCCAGTGAGGAAGCGCTATCCTACTATGAGACGGTTGCTCGCGTGATTCGTCTCAACCCAGATATTTTTGATCCATCTTTCACCAAGTCTTTTTTGGAGTCAAATTTTTTCACTTTTGACTACTTTCGTCTGGGTCTGCAAGCTGGCACAAGCGTGCACAGCATAGACTACTTTTCCACGTGCGCTGACGCCTTGATGAGTTTCCTAAACTCAACACTGTTTGTTCTCCACGAAATTGATACCATTGCGTTCAATAAACACACAGAACCATTCATTTGTGTGGATGATTCACATTTTTACTATGAGTCGTGTGGAATCTTTCCAGAATTGGAACGTTTTCGCGTCTATAGTAAAATATATGGTATAAAGAATCGCGTGCACTTGAAAATATACCTCAAAGAAGTCCCTGACGGCATGGAGCGCCAGTTGACAACCATGTTCAAGAAGGAAGGCATCGAAATTCTTAGCGTGCTGTGATATTGCTAATTTAACAACAGTTTTTTCGCCACTCAAAGTTTGGCCTGATTGGTGTGTGGCGCTATTCGATAAAAACTCTCTAAAACCCTCGGAGCTACACATGAAACTTAATGGTAATCTGCAATTTCTTGGTGGTGGTCAGCTAACTACGCTGCGCGTTGATAACCTGGCTACCGATCCAGCCTCTCCGGTTAATGGACAGGTTTGGTACAATACTGTCGGCAATGTTCTGAAATACTTTGATGGCACGCAAGTTCAGCAGATTGCAATCGGTGGTAATCTGAGTGCGTATGTGAAGCACGATGGCACCGTGGCAATGACTGGTCAGCTGACTCTGAAAGACAGCCTGCCAATTGCTACCACTGACGCCGCAAGCAAGGGCTACGTTGATACCAAGGTTGGTGACGTTACCGACCCAATGAAGACCACCGCAGATGGTACTGCCACCAGTGCTGGCCTGACTCTGAACGCAACCACTCGCGTTGTCACGTACACGGCTGACGCCACTGCTGATTATATTGCTGGTGCCACCAGTCTGGCCAATGCTGACAGTCTGCTCGACGACCAAATCAAGACCAATACCACCAACATCGGCACCAATACCACGTCTATTGAAACATTGACCAGCACCAAGGTCGCCAAAGCTGGCGATACGATGACTGGCAATTTGGTGTTTAGCAATAGTGCACGTATTACTGGGCTGTTGACGCCAGTAGCAGCTACTGAGCCAGTTACCAAAGCCTATGCCGAAGCCTTGGTTGCCGGTCTGGATTTCCAGGCTGACGTGTTGGCCATCCAAATCGACGCTACTCTCAATCCTACTGCCACTCCGGCTGCTGGCGCTCGCTACATTCTGACCAACATTGCCGCCCTGCACGCCAATTTCGGTACCATTGCTGGTGTTGCCAACGGTGACGTTGTTGAATACGTGGGCAGCGCGTTCGTAGTGAATTACGACGTGTCGGTTGCTGGTTCTGGCGCACTGGTGTGGAACCGGGATGCAGTGCGGTGGGAATACTGGAACGGCACTTCTTGGGGTGAGTTTGGTGGGCTGGCTGGTATTACCACTGGCGTTGGTCTGGAAAAGACTGGCAACACGATATTCATCAACATGGGCGCAGGTATTGCACAGCTGCCCTCCGACGAAGTTGGTCTTGATATTCTGTCTACTGGTGGTCTGTTTCTAACAATTGACAGTGCCACTGCTAGCACTGATACTGCGGCAAAGCTGTCAATTTTGCTTGATGGCGGCACGTTGCAGCGGTCGGCTTCCGGTCTGAAAATTTCAGACAGTGGTGTTGGTGCTTCTCAGATTGCGGTTGGGGCAATCGCCAACGGTCTGCAAGGCGCTGCTGGCACGGCAATCAGTGTCAAAGCTGACACTGGCATCACTGTTGGTGCTAGCGGTGTTGGAGTTGATACAACTTGGGGTGATGCTCGCTATGCCACTCTCATTGGTGCCACCTTCACTGGCGCAGTAAACCTGCCAGCGGCTGATCCTACTGCTGACACCAATGCCGCGCACAAGGGCTATATTGACAGTAAGATTTCCACTGTCAACACCACGATTTCCAATCTGGCTACCCGGCTTGGTAATTGCTTCTATGTGTACGATGGCAGCGTGGCTAGCGATACCCACTCCGTCACGCACTCCATTGGCAGTCGCTACTGCAACGTGACCGTGGTTGACTACTCGACCAACGAAGTAGTTATTCCGCAGTCTATCACTTTCGATAGCACCACGGCTCTAACTGTTACGTTTGGCAGCTCGGTTGCTTGCCGCGTGGTAGTTAGCGGTCTCAAGCCTGCTGCTTGATGATTAGTTGACCCAACCACGGGGGAAAACCGAGCACTGGTTTTCCCCCGTGCTTTTTTCGGAGCACGCTAGAGTGAAATTTTACGGCGACATTGACCTGAGCTACAATACCTTGAAAAACGCAGTGGTGGAAACCGTTAGCGGTTTTCCACCTATTCCGTTGCCTGGGCAAATAATCTTCAAAAACAAAGTGCTGTACATTTGTGCCGAAATTACTGGTGGCCTTCCAGTGTGGATTCCAATGTCCGGTGAGATTGATTCATTTATTTACGCGCAGTCTACTCCAGCAATCACTTGGACTATCGCGCACAATCTACACAGCAGTACCGTGTTTGTGCAAATCTACGATACCTCCAATCGTATGATTATTCCCGAAGATGTTGATACTAGCCAGCTCAACGTGACGGTGGTTACTTTTGCCACAGCTCAGTCTGGACGTGCGGTTGTGATGTTGGGTTCATTGAGCGGCATGCCCAAAGAGTTGGTGGCGTGGAGCGGAACGTTTACTGATTCAACCACGTGGGTGGTAAATCACGGGTTGGGCTACAACCCGCTGGTTAAAGTATATATTGGAAACTACGAGGTCCAACCGTTCTCCATTGTGCACAATTCAACCACTATTTCCACGGTAACGTTTAGTAGTCCTCAATCTGGCCAAGTTAGGTGCGTGTGAGGCATCCATGAAAATTTTTGTTGTGCTGGCAGCTGACGAGTCAGTTGATGAGTTGATCACACCACTCAAAGCTATTGACTACAAAAAACAGTTGGCTGATATGGTGGTCAATGTTCGGTCAATCATGCGAGTGATTGCGAAAAACAAAGACAAAATCAAATTCAAACAGATTGAAAACATTGTGGACCAAAAAATCGCCAATCCAATGTGCGATATTCACGACTACATGGAAGAAGTAGCCGACGATCCAATGAGTGACGAACTGTTCAAAAAAATGGTCAAGCTACTCTCTCAGACCACGCACTCCAAACGCATTACTGAGAATTTGGATAAGTCTGGAGTGCTCACAGTAAGGCAAGTCAGCTGGGTGCTGAATGCTATGCGCCGTTTTTACAAGTACATCAATTTTCTTCTCGACTTCTATGAGTACAAACGATGAGTGACCTGGTGGTTGCCCGTGCCCATACTCACGAACAAGTTGAACCTAGCAACTTGTGGACAATAGCTCATCCACTGGATTGTCGTCCAGCAGTATGTGTGTCAATCTACGACTCCACTGGTGCTTTGCAAATTTGTTTGCCCAAACAAGTTGAAATACCAAACACCACCACGGTGTTGGTTCATTTTACCTCGCCACAAAGTGGCTTTGCCCGATTGGTGTGACCCATGTTTATCGACGGTATGATTCTCACTGATAGCGGTGTCATCAAGACTCAAAACAATTTGCCAGTTATTCTTGACGGAGTGCGACTGAGTGATGGTTCAACCATTGCAAACATCAGTGGCGGTTCAGTGCGGATTGACGGGATTGAACTCACGGCTGGAACCACTCTGGCTAGTTCTGGTGGCGGTGCAGTTAAGATTGATGGTATTGAACTTCCAGCCACCAAAACTTTGGCAATGGCTGACGCATCACCCGTCCTTATTGATGGTATAAAAGTTCCAGAATCTAAATCAATTCAGATAAACATACCTTACGATATTGGCAGCACCATGCTCAGTGCAGCGACTGTGGACACTATTGTCACACGTTTTGTTGCAGTGCGATCTTTTGTTATTCCGGCAAACTTTGCTGGAAGCCGTGCCAACGCCAGCAAAGTTGCTGCCAGTGTTGCCACGTTTGTCCTCAAACGCAATGAGTCAACGGTCGGCTCTTTTTCGTTTGCTGTTGGTTCTGCTGTGGCTGTGTTTGGGTCATGTGCGGCAACTACTTTTAGTGCTGGCGACACTGTGACGCTAACTGCGACCGTGGTAGATTCCACTATGGACAACATGAACTATACCCTGGCTGGATCGATTGTGGACAGCGTACAGTGAAAATCGTTCCCATGTCAGATTTGCACTTGGAATTTGGTGGCGATTTCGAGTGGAAACCAGACCCAAGTGCTACATTGGTATTGGCTGGAGATGTGACTAGCTGGAAGCAATTACCAGCGTTGCTCACGCAGTTGGGTGATATGTTTCGCTACGTGGTAATGGTTCTTGGCAACCACGAGTATTACGGTCACTGGGTGGCACCAGTGGTGGATCAGTTACCACCCAATGTATTCGTGCTAGACAACAGTGTGGTAGTGTTGGATGGAATACGTTTTGTGGGGACAACTTTGTGGTCACACGTGGAACCACCACAAATACCCAACGCTAGGTTTGTGGCTGATTTTCGCAATGTGCGATCCTCGCCAACCACACCGTTTACTGTGGATGACTACAACGCACACCACGCCGCATCAGTTGCGTTTTTGGAGCAACAATTAGCCAAGAATTTTTCTCCAACAGTAGTGGTAACACACCACCTTCCCAGCTACAAACTGCTCAGTCCTCGCCACAGCAATCCAGCAACTGATTGTTTTTTCGCCACTAGTTTGGATAAACTTTTTGAATTTGAGCCAGAATTGTGGATTTGTGGGCATTCCCACAGCTGCTGTGATACTGTGATAAATTCCACACGCGTGGTAAAAAATTGCCGGGGCGTCACGGGCTACGATCTTGACCCCGATTTTTATAATTTTAGCGTATGTGTTGGAGAGTGATTTTATGATTCTCACAGTTTTGCTTTGCGTGGTGGCTCTTGTCAACACCTGGTTGCTGCTCCGGTTACGCCGTGTGGTGATTGATGCCGCATGTTTGGTTTGGTTGCACAATGAATTGGCGCTGTTGACTAAGTATTTTGCAAACGACACCAAAATGTTGATGTTGGTTAATCGCATAAGTGCCACAGTTGATCCAAACGCATACTGTGAAGATGTTGATGAATTTTACACTCGTATCAAACGCTTAGATTCTCAAGCCGCAGTTCGACTGTCCCCCGCGCCAAAATCCGATGAATGAGCCTGATAGCAGTGAAGATTTCATCCACATGCAGCGGTCGTGCTTGTATGGCTCGCTGTTTGGTCTGAGAACTGTGTTGCTCAAGTACATGCCACCAGTTACCGAATTACCCTTCGTTGCGGCAAATCGCACCGGTAAAAAAGCAGTCAATCCACGTGCCTATGCACTGTTGACTGGTATGGAAATTGTGCGCGACTTGCAATCAGTCAAAGCTATTCAAATGGGTGGCATAAGAGCTGGTACCTGGGATGCCACACACTCCACTGTGGCCAGAGCTTACAGTTTTCCAGTAACTGTGACTTTGGAATTGCACTATTTGGACACCAGTGTGGAACGAACTACGCAGTTTGTGGAGAAATTTCTCATTGCCAGTGTGTTGGAACTATTCAACTACACCATGCGGTGGGGTGCCCTGCAGTGGTTGTGCCGAGTAGAATTGCCGGATAAGCAAATCTCTTTGCCGCGTGCTGAGATTGACGATGCTGCTGAACCGGGCATTTTTGACACCAATATTACTCTAATTTTGCACACAAGAATCGGGTTCTACCGTGATGTGAGCAAAGTAAATAGCACCACTCCAATCTTCAATTTGCAGACTGGTTTTCCACCGGCAGTAGAACTGCCGCTCACTTCCCCACTGGACTAGCTGCTGTGGAAAATTTCCCAAAACCATTGGATAAAACCTTGGTTGCTGAGTTGAAAATTCAAATTGCTGATTTGTACTTGCGAAACCGCGTGCTAAAAATGGCACAGGCTGCGAAAGTTGATAGTGGGAATTTGATACTCAGTGACGTACAAGTATCGCAGCAGCAGCCGTATTTGGTGCCACCGACAACCAGTTTTTTGATTGTGGAAAGTTGGCAACCAATAGCTATGCTGACACTAGATAAAAATGTTTGTGTTGCACAGCTGGTGATTGTTGGCATGTACTGCCACATTGGTAGCAACAGCTTTGTACGACGTTTGGAACCGATTGATCTTAGCACCGCCAGAATTTCCCTTTGCTTCTGTTGAGGACACACTTTCATGAGCTTATTTAACAATCCCTCGGCTGGCGTGTACGTGCAAGAAATTGATTTATCGCAACGCGTGCAATCAGTTTCTACCAGTATCGGCGCAATTGTTGGTCAGTCCAACAAGGGTCCACTGGGTCGCCCCGTACTAATGACCAGCACCAAGAATTTTTTGGAAAGTTTTGGCAACCCCGACGTGTCGTTGGGGTATTTGCACTATGCAGCACTTGCTTATTTGAATGAGAGCCAGCGGTTGTGGTGCGTGCGGGTACCAGATGACAGCACTTACGGTGGCGTCATGGTAAAGATGTTGGGAAGCGTCAATAGTCTTGAGGCTTTCGACTATGGGATGGAATATCAGTACGATGATGAAAACTCCAACACCTTGCCAGATGGCACACAAATCATCATTAGAACCGACAGCACTCGTCAGTACGACGTTAATTACAATTTTGACGCTGACGACATTTTTGTAATCTACGGTCAGAATCCTGGTGCGTGGAACAATAAAATTTCGGTTCGTGTTTATCCAAATGTGAATGGAGACATTGTGCCAGAAGAAGCCGGAACCTTCTTTATTGATGTGTTCTATGACGGCAGCTTCTACGTGTCTGAGAAGTTTATGGTGTCCATGGACTATCGGTTGGACGGCTATGGTCGGCAAATGTTTGTTGAAAGTGCAATCAATGATAAGAGTGCGTATATCAGGGTAAAGCTAAACCCTAATCGGTTGAGCAGCTACAAAATTGCGTCAGTATCGCCAAAAATTGCTCTGGCTGGCGGCACCGATGGTACTATCAACACACAAGAAAAAGTTGCGTTGCTGCAAACGTGTTGGGAAATGTTCCGCGATCCAGAAGAGATTGATGTCAACATACTTATTTTGGGCGGCAACACCCAAAACACCAGCATCAGTGTGAAGTTGGATGACATTGCGCGGTCGCGCATGGATTGTGTGGCGATTTTGGATGTCCCCAACGACATGCAAGATTCCATTCAGGAAGTTGTTGAGTATCGACGCAATCTGCTGAACATCAACAGCAGTTATTCAGCACTGTACGCACCAGATGTCTACGTGACTGACCAGTACAACGGCAAAAATCTATACGTGCCGCCCAGTGGCCACATTGCTGCAATCTATGCGCGTACAGACCGGTTGGCTGAAACTTGGTTTGCTCCGGCTGGTATGAATCGTGGCGACCTAAATATCCTCGGCTTGTACAAAGTCTACAATCAGGGTGACCGCGACTATTTGCAGGAGTCACAAGTAAACCCGTTGCGTCTGTTCTACGGAAAGGGCATCAAGGTTTGGGGTCAGGACACTTTGCAAGCCAAAGCCAGTGCACTCAGCAACATGAGTGTACGCCGCCTGATGAATTTCTTGGAGAAATCCATCTCTATCACCGCACTCTACAGTGTTTTTGAGCAAAACGACACTTTGCTACGTCGCAGTTTGTCCACCATGTGCACTAGTTTCCTGACGCCTATTGTGCAAAAACGCGGAATCTATGCGTTTGCTGTGGTTTGCGATGACGGCAATAATCCAGTTGATGTGATTGCCAATGGCGATCTGATTTTGGACGTATATATTGACCCAGTGTTACCGGTAAAGCGTATTCACCTAAACGCCATCATTCCTCGGACTGGTGGTATTCAGTTTGCTGTCACTCAAATGTACGGCTAATTTTTCGGAGAAGCTATCATGGCACAAATGCCTTTTGTAGATCGTCCACAAAATCTCACAACTAAGGGTAAATTCAAACCAGCCCTTGGTGATGTGGAGACTATCCTTGACCCGATGCTGAATGACAACTATGAATTTTTTATTCCGGTAATGCCAAGAAAGTTGATTCGGGCAACTGACGGTCCTAGAATGCTCCGTCTCTACTGTAAGAGTGTTACCAAGCCTGGTATTGAAAATGCTGCGGTTGATGTGGATTTGTACGGTCACAAACTGAAATTCAGCGGGCGCACTACGTTTGATAACACCCTGACGGTTGAGTTTGTTGAAAATCGCAACGGTGAAGTAATCAAGCTACTGGAAGACTGGCATGAAATTGTCCGCAATGCTGGTTGGCAGTTGGGCGAGTACAAGGACAACTACGAAGCGCCTACTGCCGAAGTAGTAATCGTAGACCAACCTGGTCAAAAAGTTGCCCACTATATTTTGTACAACATATTCCCCACTACTTTGCCAGAAATGCAGTTTAGTGGTGATGACGCGCAGATTATCACGCAGTCAATTACCTTCTCATACGACTGGTGGGAAGCGATTGGTAAGAAGTACAGCAATAATGTCTCGCAAGCTAGCGGTGCTGGTGCTGGTACTGCAGCAATTAACGCGATCTAACGGAAACACTGACCCACCCACACAGTGTGGGTGGGTCTGGAGGTGGCTTGTGGCTCGTGGGTATAGCATCAAGAAAGTTGATTCAACTCTGGTTTTTGAGCGGGAGCCGCTGCTAAAATTCAAGTGGGTGTGCTCCATGCTACCATACGGTATGGACCCACTCTACGTGGAAACAATCAATCTTCCCTATAATCAATTCAATAAAAAGGAAGCTGTGTTTGGCGGTGCTCAGTATAGCCAGTATGGTGGCTTTTCCACTGTCAACGATTTTGCCATCACGTTCTACGAGGATAGCCAAGCTAGTACCATGGCTTGGATTAACGAATGGTTTAAGAAAATCAAGGATTTTGCTACTGGTGGGTATAATTTGCCCAAGGAATACAAAAAACACATGGAGTTTTATTTGCTCGACACAACTGGCAAGGATGTAGCCAAAGTCACTCTCAAGAACACGTGGCCAATCTCGATTGGTGACTTGAATTTGGATTGGGTGTCCAGCGAGCGCGTCACCACGCAAGTTAATTTTACCTGTGATAATGTGAAATATGAAATTTTGCAGCTTGGTCTGATTACCGATACTGCCTGTACGGGCTAGGAGAAGGTTGTGCAACAAGAAACTCAAAATGACGCACGCTTTGTGCACATTGGTATGCTCCCCAGTTATTACTTGCCCTATGAGTGGAAAGCACTCAACGTGCGACCGTTTACCGTGAAGGAATTGCGCTTGATTGCTGGTGCGATTGTTACTGGTGATATGTCGCCACTTATCAAAGCTGTTGACTTGGTAATCGACCAAGACGCCCAGCAGTTGGCTATTAGTGATTTCTTCTATGTGCTTATGTGGTTGCGAATCAACAGTTATCCAAAAACACCGTGGGAAGTTGCGTGGACGTGTTCCAACGTGATTGGATGGGATAAAGCATCAGATACACGAATTGACCACGATGTGCTAAACGCCATGACCCAAGCTGAAATTGCTGCTGGCGTTGAGTTTAGACCGTGCGGATCGCACAATGCTAGTATTGTTGCCAATACCACCGTGGACATTGTGGATTTGGAGGAGTTGGCAACAACGGATTGGCAGCTGCCCAGTGAGTTGGATTTTCCTCGTGTGCCACTGCTCAACGAACTCTACGCACTGGGACGTAATCACGAACAAGCTGATTTGCACTACATTGTGCCAGCGGCGCAGTGGGTGAAGAATGGCGAAACTCTCGCTGAAAAAATTGAGTGGTTGGAAGAACAACCGAATTTGGATTTGTTTGACGCTGCTTGGGAAATAAATCGCACTGTGGTGTTTGGCATCAAGGAGCAGATGAAACTGCGTTGCGATAAGTGTGGTCACCAGTTGCTGCACTTGCTAAAGGTGGAACCACTCACCTTTTTTCGCCAAGTATAGCGTCAAAAATATTCTGGATATTCAATATAGTCTAATGGCCAGGTTTAATGTGGCCCCTGATGACTCGATGTTGGCTAAAGATTTTTTGTATTTCTACTCATCCTTGCGACGTGATGAAAAAGAAGCCGAAGCCGAACGACGCAGACAAAACGATAAAGCTAAATCTGCCCACGCAAAAATGCGCCGTGCGCGTGCTCGTTGATGTTTACCCAAACTCCGCCCAACAACTATGTTGTTCGGTGGGGTTTTTTTGTTAGGAAACTACTCTCATGGCAAATTCCACGGAAAATTCTCCACAAGTTGACAAGTTGGTGAATTTAATTAGTCAGCAGCAGCGTGATTTTGGTGCGAAGATGCGTGCCATGATGGCGTTGATGGAAAAGCAAGCCCGCAACAATCCTGACTCCACAAACCCGTATTTGCATTTGGGTAAACAACTAATCAATTTGCAACGTAGGTTTCGTGGCGGTGGCGACTCACCCCCACCGGCTGGTGGCGACTCACCCCCACCAGCCGGTGGCGGGGGCGGTTTTGGCAAACAGTTTGAGAAAATGCAGTTTGACCCGACTCACCCAACTGGCGCGTATTTGCATTTGGGACAGCAACTCTACGGCGCTGTTAAAAATTTGCGGGCGAAATACGGCAAAAAACAACCAACCCCGCCAGCCCCAACTGAACAACAACCAGCACCGATTGAACAACCACCAGCGCCAGCCGCGCCAGCCGCGCCAGCCGCGCCTAGAAAAAAGCGCAAACAACGGGAACAGCGTGAACCACGGGAACAGCGCAAACAACGGGAACAGCGTGAACCACGGGAACAGCGTGAACCACGGGAACAGCGTGAGGAGAGTGACGGTCAAAAATTATTTGACCGAGTTGTGGAACAACTGCGTGAAGCTCAAACCACGCAGCGCGAAGTGGCTGACCGAATTGTGGAACAGCTAAAACAGTCTGCCGATTCTAGTGTGTTACCAGAAATACTCCGTGAGCTACAAAATTACCCAACGCTAATTGTCGAACCACTGCGGGAAATTCTGCAGCAATCTTCGGCCAGTGTTGCACAAATTGAACAACAATTGCAGCAAATCAGTGCGTGGGATACCGTTCTGGAAAAAATTGCGGCACCTGATCCCGCACCACCAGTGTTGGGTGAAATACTAGAGCAACTGCGGCAACAAAAGCCACAGGTTGATTCCAGCGAATTGGAAAACCCGCAAATTTCCGAAATTTTGTCGCAAATTTCTGAGAAGTTGAGTGCCGCACCCACGCCAAATCTCGACAGCTTGTTGCAAGAACTGCAAAATTTAACAAGCAGTACTAGCGAAATTCCACAAATAAATGAGTCATTGCGAGAAATTCTCACTGCGTCCACGGCTATTAGTAACAGTAGCGACCACGGAACCGTTGCTATCACAAACTTACTCGGTGATGTGGTAACGTTGCTGCGTGAAGAAGTGAAGTTGTACCGCGAAACTCTTGACAAAGCTGACGATAAAAGTCCGTTCGCTGACTACGACGCCCTTCAAGCCAAGAAAAAGGACAAACCGCAGCCAACAGTTACTTGCTGTAAAGGCGAGGGTGAAACCAGTATTTGGGATAACCTGCGCCGACGCTGGAATAATCGGCGCGGTCGCAATCGTGGTGGAAACCGTCCCAAGCGCAGTTTGTGGGATCGGCTGCGTGGGCGCAATGCGCCAATTGACACCGACATTGGTGCTGACGATGTTCGGCGCGGTCGTCCAGATCGCGATGCACCCACAGACCGTCCACGTCGTAGCTTGATGGATCGGCTGCGTGGTCGCAATCGTCCACCACCAGACGCACCAGGTCGGCCACAACCGCGCCGTGGCCGTGGCCGTGGGTGGTTGGGTGGTATTGTAGCTGGTGGCGCTGCACTGTTGGGTTTGGACTCTTTGCTGGATGATAACCCGGTTGTTGATGCTGCCAGTGGTGCTGCTGATGCTGCCAGCGAAGCACTTGACGGCAGAACAGCGGCACGCGAAGCAAAAGCCGCAGCCGAACGTGCGGCTGCCGCTGGTGCTGAAAGTGCGGCAGCACGTGCAACCCGTGAAGCAGCCGAACGTGCGGCTGCCGCTGGTGCTGGTGGTGCTGAAAGTGCGGCAGCACGTGCAACCCGTGAAGCAGCCGAACGTGCGGCTGCCGCTGGTGCCAAAGGATTTGGTAGACGCATACCTTTCATCGGCCCAGCTATTGCCGCGTGGGAACTTGGTGACATTGCCACCGACGATAAGTTGTCAACTGAGGAAAAACTCAAGGCTGGTGCCGGTGTTGCCGGTGCCGGTGCTGGTGCGTGGGCAGGTGGTGCTGCTGGTGCTGCACTTGGCACCCTGGTTGGCCCAATTGGCACGATTGCTGGCGGGATTATTGGCTCAATCGGTGGTGCAATTGTTGGAGAAGCGGGAGTAAATCAACTAATTGGTTGGCTAACTGGTAGTGAAGAAGAAAAAGCAGCCGAAGCCAAAGCACAAACTGCGGTGGCTGGATCGCCAGAAGCTATAGCTGCAACACCGGCGACACTTCCAACAGTCATACCAGCACAAACTGCGGTGGCTGGATCGCCAGAAGCTATAGCCGCTACTGCGGCACCAGCAACCGCGCTACCAACCGCAGCCACGGCAGTACTTGCAAGCACTGGTGTAGCTGCTGCTATGACCGAACCGCAAACAGTGGCGTCAGCGACTGTTGCGCCGCTCATGGGCATGGTAACTGACGCGGCTACAAATTTAGCAAAAACTGTAGACAGCATTACCGCTTCACTAGCTGCTGCTGGCATTGGCGCGGTTGCTCTTGGTACTGGTGGCGAAAAATTGCCGCCAGCGGCGACTGCCGCCGTTGCTGGTGCTGGTGCGGTGGTTGAGCCGGAAACGAGTTTATTGGAGAGTACAGCAAAAGTATTGGGTAGTGCTGCTGCCAGTGCTCTAAATTTCTTGATTCCAGCAGCACAAGCTAGTGAATTGCCTTTTGCAATTGAAACTGGACAACCAACCGGTGAATTGCCTTTTGCAATTGAAACTGGACAACCAACCGCCGTACCCAGTGGCATGGTTGGTGTGGTAACGCCCGGTACCAACGGTGTGTTTGTTGGCACAACTGGAAAACCCACAACAATTGATGCTATGGGTGAGCAGTATACTGGCCCAGTTCAAACTTACAAACCTTACACTACTGGGCAGGAAGCACGGATAAGTGCAACTAGAGCTGAACGGGAAGCAAAATTTGCTGACAATGACGCAGTAGCGCAAAATTTTAATGTGCAAGCCGAAGAGGCTCGTGAATTTGCCGCTGACTATGAACAGCGCCATGGTACGCTACACGGCCCACGAGAAATGGTGCCAAGTGGGACAATTGCTGACACAGTAGCACAGGCAAAACTTGACGCGTACAATGCCAACGTGACTGGATCACCGAGTGCGGTAGCGCCATCGGCACCAAGCAATGTTTTACCAATAGTTGCAACCTTTGGCACTGTGGCACCTTTAGTCGCAGCTGCCACTACTACAGCAGCCGATGTGCCAACTCCTGGTTTGTCGCCAGAAGAACAAGAGTTGCTTGATCAGCAATTCCTGCTAAACACCAAACAGTTTGAATTGCTGGAAGAACAGCGGAAGTTGTTGCCAAACAAAGATGAATACAAGGCGCTAAAACCGAAAGACATTACTTTACCGAGGTTTGATGGTGACACTACCTCGCCCGCTGCTCCCGCTGCTCCCGCTGCTCCCG